ACCTTAATGGGATAGAAGATGCAGTAGTAGGCGTGTTCACTAAACTCAATGCATCAGTCTTGACCTATAATGTAGGCGCGATAAGCGCACCAAGTATTCTTAACGCTGCGTCTGGAGACTTACTCAGCTGCGAGATGTCCGTATCAATCCTTACGAGTTGGAGTTAATATGTCCGAGTGGGAAAAAGAAAACGCAGACTTCCTGATCAAGATCGGGCAAGTTAGCACACCAGCACCAAAGCCAGTAACTACTAAGAAAGACGAGGAATAATCCAATGGCTGTATTTCTAAACAATGGCGTGGTCTTGACAGTCAATTCAGTGGACTTGTCTGACCATGTAACAGCAATAACAATTAACCGCAATTTTGATGAACTAGAAGTAACAGCGATGGGTGATTCTGGCCATAAGTTTGTTAAGGGTCTAGAAGCATCATCTATTACTATTGACTTCCTAAACGACACAGCAGCTTCAGAGGTTCTACAGACTCTACAAGGTGTGTGGGGAACATCTACTACAATCACAGTAAAGCAGACATCAGCTGCTACATCTGCGGCTAACCCTCTTTACACAATGACATGCCTAATTAACGGCACTACAGACATCAACGGATCTGTTGCTGATCTAGGCATGCAAAGCGTGACATTCAATGTCAATGGCACAATCGCAGTAACAACTTCATAACAAACTAACTAAGGGGCAAAGACATGGCAAAGTTAAAGATCGTTCGTAATGACGGAAGCGTACTAGAAGGCGAGATTACTCCAGCAGTGGAGTACGCGTTTGAGCAGTATGCCAAGATGGGGTTTCATAAGAGCTTTAGAGATCAAGAACTTCAGTCACATGTCTATTGGCTTGCTTGGGAAGTAACACGCAGATCAGGTGAAACTGTTAAGCCTTACGGGATGGAGTTTATAGAAACCCTTAAATCGGTTTCTGTAGAAGACTCTGACCCTTTAGCTTAAAGCGCGATCAACCATTCACCTACCTAATCGCTAGGCTAAGCATTAGGTTGGGGATCGCGCCACAGCAACTGTTAGAACTAGATAAGACCATGCTAGATGCTTTAGTACAGGGTCTAAAGGATGAAGCGAAGGAGGTTAAGGATGCCAGTAGAAGTAAGGGGCGTCATAGCACTTCGCAAGGCTCTTAACGCCTATGCGCCAGATCTTGCTAAACAATTAACTGCTGAGATTACTCAATCATTAAAGGTTATCCAGAAGTCTGCTAGAGGCTTTGTTCCTAGTTCTGCTCCAGGTGGTTTATACAACTGGGATCGCCGTTCTGCAACTGAGCCTAAAGCATTTAACACTTCTGGCAGACTGCGCCCATTCCCACGCTACGATGCAGGACTAATTAAGCGCGGCATTGTGTATCGCACTGGCTATGGTAAGCCTAATTCCAGAGGCTTTAGATCCCTGTTTAGAATTAAAAACACTTCAGCAGCTGGCATGATTTACGAAAAGGCCGGCAGACTTAACCCTAACGGCACTGGAGAAAGTAAATCTAACAATCCTAATGCTGGTGCTCGCTTTGTGCAGCAAGGCCCACTGTATGGATCTAAAAAAGCAGGGCAAGATATGCGTGGTCGCGTTCTTTATCGTGCATGGGCACAGGATGAAGGCAAGCAACTCAAGGCTATCTTTGATGCCATTGACAAGACAGACAAAGCATTTAAGGCTCGCATTGCATCTGGTGCAGTAAAGGGAGCAGCATGAGTAATGTAGTCATTGATATTGCAGCGGAGTTCACTGGTAAAAAAGCATTTAAGCAAGCTGAGACTTCTACAGATAAATTAAGCAAGGGTGTTAAAAGCCTTGCTAAGACATTGGGCTTGGCCTTTGGTACACAGCAGGTTCTAGCCTTTGCTAAAGCGTCAGTAAAGGCAGCAGCAGACGATGAAAAGGCACAGAAGCAACTAGCACTAGCTTTAAAGAATGTCGGGCTTGGTCGAGATGTTGCAGCCTCAGAAGCGTTCATCCAGAAGTTACAGAGCGAGTTCGGTGTAGTCGATGACAAGCTGCGCCCTGCTTATCAGGCTTTAGCCGTTGCTACTGGGGACACTGCTCAGTCTCAGAAGTTATTGCAGATCGCTCTAGATATCTCCGCATCGACTGGCAAAGACTTACAGAGTGTCACTGGCGCAATTACTAAGGCCTACCTAGGTAATAACACAGCACTTGGTAAATTAGGCGTAGGCATCTCAAAGGCTGATCTAAAGGCTAAGTCCTTTGATGAGGTAATGAATCAACTTTCAGATACCTTTGCCGGTGCTGCTACTGCTTCTGCTAATACTTTCCAAGGCTCAATGGATAAGTTATCTGTTGCATCTGCCAATGTGCAAGAGATTATTGGCAAGGGAATTATTGATGCACTAAAGGGTCTAAGCGAAGACACCACAGTTGATGATCTTGCTAAGGGCATGGAGGACTTTGCACTCTTTACTGCCGATGCTATTAGAGGCGTAGGAGTATTACTAGAAGCGTTAAAGGCCATTCCTGCTGCCGTTAATTTGCCTGGTCTAAAATTTGCTATGCAGGCCACGGGTCTAGGTATCTTAAGTAAAATTGGTGCAGCTGAAAGAAAGAAGCAAGAAGCAGCAGCTGCTCGTGCCACTAACGGCCTTGCTCACTTAGCCGAGTTAGAGTCGAAGTATGCCAACATAACTCTTGCTACAAAGAAAAAAATTACAGCACAAGAATTGAAAACACTTAAAGCCAAGCAGTTACAGTTAGCAATCGACAAGGCTAACCTAGCCCTAGGTAAGAGTGGCGATGTCTTTGACATGGAGAAGATCTCTCTTGCAGCAGCTGAGAGAAATCAGGCTGAGCAACTAGGTAAGGTGACTAGCCAAGCCCAACTGCTACAGATCACTAATGACCTTGCCCGCATACAAATTAAGCAGTCCATCCTCGCTCTAGAAGAAGCAATCGCATCTAAGGATGTAGCAGCGATTACTGCTGCAACCAATAAACTTAATGCAGACCTTGGCATCCTTGGTGTCCTTGCTGGTCAGAAGGTCAAACTAACCGAAATTGAAAAAATCCTCGAAGGCATGCTTCCTAAGGATCTAATCAACCTGGCTAACCTTAATGAAGCTATAAGGTTGCTAGGCGTTATCGGTGCTGGCACTGGTACTGGCACTGTGACAAAGAACGCAACGCCTATTCTAGGCGATCCTAACGCTAGTCCTGTTGGTTTTCCTACAGCTCTTACAACTGCTGAAATAAACGCATTACTGGAAGCAGGTAGATTTGTCCCTTCAGGCGGTGGAGGAGGAGGCAATGCGGGGTCTTATGCTTCCAGTGGCTTCCCAGGTGCAACCAAAAATGGCAGCATGAATGTTTATGTAAATGTCAATGCTGGAACTGTTGCTAATCCTGAAGAACTAACAACCCTGATCCAAGATGCTGTTATAAGTCTCAACAAGCGCGGTGACTTACTAACTTACGCTGGGTCATTATGAGCAGACCCGTAGTTAATGTAATTATTGACTTCTCTACTGGAGCAAGTTTTGGCTTTCCTTTTGTTCTAGATACTTCGAGCCTAGATGGTGGCGATGTACTCTCTGACTCAGCCACTGCTCTTGTCGTAGATGTCTCGAACCTTCTAGATAGCGTTAATACTAATCGAGGACGCAATATATCATCGGAGCAATTTCAGACAGGCACAGCTTCTATCCGTCTGCTGGATCAGAATGGTGACTTTAACCCACAGAATACGCTATCGCCTTACTACACTTACCTAAATCCGATGCGCAAGATGACTATTACTGCAACCTACGACTCAGTAACTTACCCGATCTTTGCAGGTTATATCACAGGCTATAACACTTCTACGCCTAAGTTTAATGGCGATATTGTGTACACGACTATCACAGCTGTAGATGGATTTAGGCTATTTCAAAATGCACAATTCTTTGGCGTTACTGGTGCTGTTGCAGGCGAGACTACAGGTGTTCGCATAGGCAAGATCCTAGACACTATCGGCTGGCCTACTGCCCTGCGAGACATAGACACAGGGCAAACTACAGTCCAGGCAGATCCTGCCACACAGCGTACAGCCCTACAAGCATTGCAGACTGTTGCTACAACTGAGTATGGCGCGATCTATATGGATCACTCAGGCCGTCTAACATTCCAAGATCGTAACCTGACTGTCTCATCCGTTGGAGGCACTCCAGTAGTGTTTAACGATAACGGCACAGCCATTGGCTACTTTGATGTCAAGTGGGTTTTTGACGATACTCAGATCTATAACCTTGCTACTGTAACTCGTACAGGTGGATCAGTTCAGACAGTCTCAGATGCCGCTTCTATTGCCACATACTTTACTCACAGCTATAACCAATCTGGCTTGCTTATGCAGACAGATGCAGTAGCCCTAGATTATGCCCAAGCCTTTGTTGCATCACGCAAAGACACTAGTTCTAGAGTCGATGAACTGACCTTAGATCTACAGCAGGATAATTACACAGCAGGCACTATTGC